TTTGTCCACCCGCCTAAATTACAAAAGGTTTTTCATTATCATAGACATTTTATTCCTTCAAAAAATTTCAAAAGGGGTTTAATTATAGATTTGTTAAAAGAGGAAAATGAGGAAAAAATATTTAAAAAATAACTGAGCGGTTAAAGGCATAGAAAGGAGAAAATGAAAGTATATACTGACAAAAAAGGAATTAGTCATGAAGAAACGATAGAATTTGATAATTCTGATAGAGACAAGAGAATTAAAAAATGGTTTAGAAAAGGTTTGATTAATCCAAAAAAAAATATAGAATTGTAGAAGTTGGTTTATGAACCTGAAAAAAAACGGTAAAAAGTTGATTTATTAAAAATGAGTAGAGAGGAGCAGTTAGCTTTTATATGAGTATAACAGAAGGCATAGTTATTTTAGGTTCTGTTTTTATGATTTGTTCAACAATAGGAGGAGTAGTGAAGGTTTATTTTAGCTATAAAAACAAGAACAAATGAGGATTTTATGAGCAGAAAACAGGCTTCGAAGAATATAAGAGGATATTTTGGGATAGGTGTTTATATGCCAAAGACATCTGAAAATATTGGCACTCTTTGGCGTAGTGCTTATCAACTTGGCGCTTCTTTTATTTTCGTAATCGGTAAGCGATACAAAAAACAAATAACTGATGTTTTGAAAACGCCGAGGTATATTCCTCTTTTACAATTTAAAGACATTGATAGCTTTAAGAACTCTAGGATTTATGATTGTCAAATAGTTTGTATTGAGAATTGCAAAGGCGCTAAAGAATTAGTTAGCTTTAGTCATCCTAAAAGGTGTATTTATTTATTAGGCTCTGAAGATTTTGGACTACCAAGAGAATTTTTGAAAAATGAGTCTTATAAATATGTAATTATACCATCAGTTAGGACTAATAGTTATAATGTTGCAATGGCGGGAACAATAGTAATGTATGATAGATTATTTAAACAAGAACAAATGAGGATTATATGAAGAAGAAAAGAATTAAGTTAAAAAATACGCCTCAAGTTAAAAAGTATAATGAGGTGTTGAAGAAAGCGAGTAAAATGACAAAAGAAGAATATAAAAAGATTGTAAAGGAGAGAATATGAAAATTGTCGCCATATTAGTAATGTTAATTGTAACTTTCTTAATCGGTTTTAATCTTAACCTTAGAAGATCAGGCTTTGGCTCTCTTTGTAAATTCGCTGGCGGGAAGTATTTAGTTAGATTTGAAACAGATTATACTGTGGCTAGTTGCGTGATGAAAAAATAAAAGAGTGTTGTTTCTATTAGAATAATAAAAGGTGCGTCCGCAAGAAAGAATAGAGAAAATATGAAAAAATATACAATCCATAAAATGCATAAATTGCTTGTTAAAAAACTTCTTTCTAAAAAGTATAAAGAAGCCATAAAGGAAAATGTATTTATAGAATCACAAGCATTATATTGTCCTTATTATGTTCCATTAAAAGGAGTTTTAGGAGCTGATTGGGGAGTTATTGTTAATCCAAAGTCTAAGAATTTTGGAAAGTTGGTTTTTGAACACGATTTTTGTGGTTGTCCTGATTCACCACATTCCCTTATTGGTTCTCAAAGTGGTAAAGATTGGATTAAAGAAAAAGGTGATTAAATATGGCAGGAATTAAAGGAAGATCCGGAACAGGATTAAAATCAAAAGAACATAAAGATAAAATTAGAGCTACTTTAAAAAGAAAAGGAATTAGACCACCAAGTAGAAAGGGTGCTAAATTAACAATGGAGCATAAAATAGCTTTAATAAAGGGTTGGAAAAAATGGAGAAAAAAGAATGAGTAAGTTAATAGACACAACGGTAACGCAGGGATTTGAGAAAGCTATTGGAAATATAATTCCTATTTTTCCGTGGCAATGTCCTCATTGTTTAAGAAGGTTTGGACAAAAAGGAAGAAAAGCAAGTCAAGTAAGAGTAATGACCGCACAAGGTGAAGATATGTGGTGTTATGAATGTTATGAAAAAGGAGTAGAAAAAGGAATTTGTTATAAGTTTAAGAAATTAACAAAAAAGGAAAAGAAAAAATTAAGAAGGGAAAGATGGAAAATCAAGAAATAATATTGATTTTTAAGGTTATTGGTATTATAATTGTGGTATGAAGAACAGAAATGAAAAAGGTCAATTTATAAAAGGGCATAAGTTTAAAAGGAATTATCCAGGATGGGGAGCTTATAATGGTTATTTTTCAGGAATGGGTCCAGGTCAAGCATATTGGCTTGGTTTTATAGCTGGAGATGGAAGTATTGGAAGATATGGCAATTTTAAATCTAAACATTTTAGCATGGCATTAAAAAAGAAAGATGACTATCATTTAAAAACATTGGCTAATCTTCTTGGGTACTCAACAGATTATGTTAAGTATTCACGAGAAAAAGTAGCTAGTTTACAGATTGCAAGTAAAAGACTTTATGATGATTTAATCAAAAGGGGTATAAGACCAAGAAAAGCTAATAATATAGATGAAAAAATTATTCCTGATAATTATTTTTGGCAATTTTTTCTTGGATTATTTGATGCTGATGGACATATTGGTATTTATTATAGTAAAAAAGAAAAAATTTATAGATTTAGCGTTTTTGGACAAGAAAAACTAATTACAGAGATAAAGAATAGAACTGGTATAGATGTGGGTAGTTTAATTAAACATAAAAATGGAAAATTAAGTTATCAATTAACAGGAAGGGTTCAAATAAAAAAATTATTAAAACTTATTTATAAAGATAGTAGTTATTTTCTAAAAAGGAAAAAGGAAATAGCTAATAAAATTTTAAGAGAGGAGGCATAAAAGATGGAAGGATTAATAACTAAACCAACCAGGTGTTTGAAGGATGCCAAGGGATGTTTCTGTAGGTGGGGTAGCTCTGGAGCTAAATATTATTATAAGTGTGGAGATAAGGCTGCTAGAGCAAGAGCAAGGGCTAAAGCTGACAAACAAGGACAAGCAGCACACGCAGGAGGTTATAAAGGTTCTGAAAATCCTTATAAAACAGGATTTAGAGGATAAGCATGAAGATATTAATTTATGGGGATTATTATAAATGGAAAAGTGGATTTGCTCGTGAAATACGGGACATTCTCCCTTTCCTAAAAAAGAAAAATGAGGTTAGACAAGTAGCCTTAGATTATAATGGTTATCCAATAGATAAAGACTTAATTGTTTATCATACTAAAACTCCAGAGGTTAAAGATAGATATGCTCAAGAGGTTTTACATTATGCCTTAGATGATTTTAAACCTGATATTGTTTTAACAGTTCAAGATTTCTGGACACTTCCTAAAATCTCCTTTGTATTGGCTCATCCTGGTAGTTTTAAATGGGTTCATTGGGGAACATTAGATTCAGAACCTTTAGATTTTTATTCAAGAGAGTCTCTTAAATGGATGCATTATTGTTTTTGGCAATCTCATTTTGGAGCAATAGAATCTAAATTTGTTTGTCCGGGTTTAATGGGAGAAGTTATTTATCCTTCGGTTGATCAAAAAATATTCCATAAACTAGATAAACAGAAGTTAAAGAACCAGTTCAAATTAAATGATTTTAATGTTCTTATTTGTAATGCAAGGGGACAACAAAGAAAAAATGTTCCTATCTTATTAGAGGCTCTTAAACTCGTTTTAAAAGAAGTATCTAATACTTGTTTAATATTGTCTTCTGGAATAAAGCAGACCAGAACTGACAGGGGTAATCTTGACGGTTATGACCTTGATAGGTTTGTAAATGAATTAAAATTAGATGATTATGTTCTTTTTCCAAAGAACATGCAAAAAGGGCCAATAGATGATGACGCTTTAAATATCCAATATAACCTTGCGGATATAAATATATTACCAAGTTGGGGTGAAGGGTTTGGCTTGCCTTTTATTGAAGCGGGTATTTCAAAGATTCCCTCAATAGGAGTTGACCATTCTGCGGTTCGTGAAGTGGTTAGAAATAGAGGATTATTAGTTGAACCTAGAACTCATGCTTATAATTTAGATGGTTCTAAATATTTTCTTTGTCATCCAAAAGATTTGAAAGACCAGATTATTAAACTGATAAATGATAAAAAATTAAGAACTAAATATGGAAAAGAAGCATATAAGTTTGCTAAAAAGTTAACACCAGAAAGTAGGGCTGAACAAATGTTAAAAGTATTTAGAAAATTAATTAAAGAAAATGCTCAACCCTTTGCAAGAAGATGATAAAGAAGTTAATTATAAAAAAACTTGTTAAAAAATGGCAGAATTATTTAGGATTGGATAAGTTCAAAATCTATGTTATTAGAGAAAATCAAAGAATATTAAATGGAAGTTGGGTAAATGACAAAAGAGCAAAATCATGGAAGAATTACATTGTTAAAGGTGATAATTTCTTTAGTATAGAAAAAGGAGTTATTTTTATTAGGTTAAATAAAAATTTAACAAAAAAAGAAATAGAAGAAAATATTATTCATGAATTGCTACATGTTAAGGTTGAGCAAGATGAAGAATGGATTGTTATAGAATTAACTAAATATTTAAGGAGGTAAAAAATGAAAAGAAAATTAATAGGTTGTTCTTTATGTAATGATGATATTTATAAGTTTTATATTACACTTGAAAAGAAAAAAGTAGTAATTACTGCAACAGAACATAAAGACTATTTTAATGAAGAAGAAAGAAAAATGATTAAGAAAATGTTTCCTAGTAGAAAAATTGTGTGGAAAATGAAGGAAAATAAAGACCATGTTCATTGTTATATATTAGGAGGTGAAAAAAAATGAATGAGATTGATATAAATGAATTTAAAAATTTAGAAAATAGAATTAAAAAATTAGAAGAAGAAATGAAAAAAATAGTATTTTTTATTAAAATTGTCAAGAAAGTATTAAAAAAATATGCTGGGGTTAGTATAGATAGAGAAATTGAGAAATTATTAAGAAAAGAAAGGGGTGAAATGATATGACAAAGAAAAAACCATGCCCTCCAACTGGTCCTGCGCATGATGGTAGGGGTAAAGGAACAGGAGTTCCGGGGGGTTCAAGAAGAGGTAGAAGAAGAACTCCTCAAGGAAGAAGGAAATGAAAGATTTAGTATCAATTATTTGTCCAACATATAATAAATTGGATTTCTTAAAACAGATGACGGAATCTGTTGAGAGAAATACGAATTATCCTTTTGAGTTGGTAATTGTTGACAATGCATCAACTGATGGAACAGAGGATTATATTCTTAATTCAAAACTAAAAATGGACGGACAATTTATTAGTAATAAAGAAAATAAAGGATTTGCTATTGCTAATAATCAAGGAGTAGAAATTGCTAAGGGTAATTTTATATGTTTTCTTAATAATGATACGATTGTAACTAAGAATTGGTTAACAGAAATGATGAATGTTTTTAGTGAAGAAAAAGCAGTTGGAATTGTCGGTGCTCGTCTTATACATCCTGGTTCAGGTACAATTCAACATGCAGGAATCTTTGAACATAAGTCAGGATTACCAGACCATATTTATTTTAGAAAGCCAATGGATTATCCACTAGCAATGAAAAGGAAACAATATTTTGCTGTTACAGGAGCTTGTATGGTAACTCCTAAGATTCTTTTCAAAGAATTAGAAGGATTTGATGAGAGATATTGGTGTGGTTGGGAAGATATGGATTATTGTCAAAGGGTAAGACGAAAAGGATTTAGAATTTATTATGAACCAAAATCATTAGTTTATCATTATGAATCGAGAACAGAAGGAAGATATAGTCAAGAAGGTTCTAATTTTAGCTTATATATGTCAAAATATGCATTAGGAAGAAAATTATAAAATGGACATCGTTGATTAAATCTCCAGCTTATTATATAATTTTAATATGAAACATGGCTTTAATAAAAATCTCAATGTCAGATTTTTCAATAATTGGTCGAAATCAATGGTTTGGATATTAGGATGGATGTATGCTGATGGATATTTAATTAATAGTGGTTCGTTCCATTTAGAACTAAAAGATAAAGAAATTGTTGAAACTTTAAAAAAGTTGTTAAATGCTGATAATAAAATTCTTAAAAGAAAAATAAAAAAAGGATATTCATATAGATTTTCACTTAGAAATAAACAATTATTTAGTGCATTACTTAAATTAGGATTAACTCCTAGAAAATCAAAAACAATGACATTTCCTGAAGTTCCTTCTGAATATCTTCAGGATTTTATTAGAGGTTATTTTGAAGGAGACGGATGCTTTGTTCATAGAAGAAATTATTATAATCCTAAATATGCAGGAAGTTTAATGACAAGTTTTTGTAGCGGAAGTAAATCTTTTTTAAAGACATTAAGGAACAAATTGATAGAAACGGGATTCAAGTCACAAAAAGTATCCCATAATGCATATAAAACTGCTTATATACTACGAATTACAGGATTGGATTTTCCAAGATGGATGTATAAGAACAAAAAGGAAATATATCTTCAAAGAAAATATAATAAATTGATAAAGATAGAAAAATTATTGAGAAATAAAATAGATATTAAAGAATTTCATAAAGGAAAACATTATTCACCAAAAACTGAGTTTAAAAAGGGACATATTGCTTGGAACAAAAAATTGGAGGTAAAATAGACATTACATTAAAAACACCGACTCAAATATTTATAAATGGTAAATTCTTCTGTATTGCTAGTCAAGTTGAAGTTAAAAGAAGTTCTCCTGATTTTGTAAAAGGATTGATACCAGACAATGTAAAAGTTGATCCAGAAAGATTTACGGGTACAGTTATTAATATTAAAAAAGAATTACCAACAAAAAAGGAAAAGAAAGAAGTAAAAAATATAATAAAAGCAGAACCCTATGATAAATTTTTTAGGAGAATGGTTGATGCTGTTAATGATCCTAATGCCCATTTACCTATAGAGTAAAATAGGATATAATAATTTTAGTAAAAGGAGAAGCTTATGAAAAAGGAAAAAGCAAAAGTAAAAAAACCAAAAATAGAAAAAATAATAGAAACAAAGGTAAAACAAACAACATTAAAAGACAGAATCAATATTGTTGTTGATAAAGTAGTTGAAATAGATGAGGAGAATAGAATAAAATTAAAAAAAGACCTCTTTCAATTAGTTCAAAAAGAATTATATCCTGACCAATTTTGTCCTCAATGTGAGGAAAGACTATTTTTTAATCCTACTACTGGCTATAATTGTCCTAATTGTGGTTATAAAAGAGCATTGGGCGAACAAGTGCCAGTTATTAGGTCAGTTGCTAGACCAACTGCGGGTAAAATTGACCCTAAATTAGATAAAGCAATTTCAAATGTAATGCATCCACCAAGACGTACTGGTGGAGCAACAAAATTGGGAGCAAAAATAAAAAAATTAGTTGACCAAAGAGATTCTGGTGGACCATCTGCACCTACTCCTCAAGATGAAGGACTGGTGAGAAGAGATAGAAATGTTAGCGGCAAAATTAATTGGGTATGAAAAACTTTTTTCCTAAAATTAAGTGCGGTGTATTAAATGACCATTATGACTTATTGGGAGGTGGAACAGTTCATTCGTTTAAATTTCTGGAATATTTGAAAAAATATTATGATATTGATGTTTATATTCCTGGCAATCCAAAAACTAAAGAATGGATGAAGATATTTCTTAATTTAGATATAGATGGACTGACTTTTCAAAGATATTCCAAGGGAATAGGAGAAAAATATAAGTATATATTTTTAAATATATCTCATTGGAAAGCAGAAAAAACAAATGCCTTTAAAAAATATATGCTCGTTTTCTTTCCTCAATTTTTCTTTCCTATACCAAGTGATTATGAATTTTTAGCTAATTCAGAATATACAAAAAAGAATATTATTCAAAGGTGGAAAAAAGATGCTAAAAAAATTCATGTCGTTTATCCTCCAATTAATACCTCTAAATTAAAATCAATAAAAAAAACAAATACCATTATTCATGTAAGCAGAATTACTCCTCCTGTTTCAGAAGCAGATAAAGGACATAGACAAATGATTAAAACATTTAAAAAAATGTGCGATGAGGGGTTAAAAGATTGGTGGTTTTATATTGTAGGACAAGTTCAAAGTCCAACTTATTATAATGAATTAAAACTTCTTGCTAGTGGTTATCCTGTCCGTTTTTTTAAAAATCTTCCATTTAAACAATTAAAGAAACTTTATGGAGAAGCAAAGATTTATTGGCATTTGACAGGTATTACTATGCCAAATGAAGCAGGCGCTCAAGAACATTTTGGGATGACAATTGTAGAGGCTATGGCTTCAGGAGCAGTTCCTGTTTGTTTAAATACGGGTGGAGTAAAGGAAATCTTTACAAATGGAGTAAATGGTATTTTTGTTAAAAATATAACAGAATTAAAAAAGGCAACAGAAGGATTAATAAAAGATAAAAAATTCTTAAATCAGTTGTCAAAAAAGGCAATTGAGAGAGCAGAATATTTTAATGAAGAAAATATTAAACAAAAACTTTATTCAGTTATAACTAAAACAGATAAAGTTAGTATTATTATTCTCTGTCATAATAATAGTAAATATACAAGAGAATGTGTTGAAAGACTTTATAAAGTTACTCCTACTGGTTTTGAATTAATATTAATTGACAATGCTTCAACCGATAATACAAAAGCTGTTTTTCAAAAATTAAAAAAGAAGTTTAAAAATATTAAAACTATTTTTAATAAGAAAAATCTTGGTTTTGCTAAAGCAAATAATATTGGTTTAGCAAAAACAACAAAACCATATGTTTGTTATCTTAATAATGACACCTTGCCACAATGGGGATGGCTTGAAAGAATGGTAGATGTTTTAGAAACAAATCCTAAAGCTGGTGCGGTAGGAGCAAGATTATATTTTCCAAAGAATCCTAAAAGGGAATGGATAGTACAACATGCTGGCGTTGAAATTAGAAATGGAGAACCCAAACATATAGGAGGGCGTATAAAAGATAAACTTGTAAAAAACTTGGGAATTCAAGAAGTGGGTGCGGTAACGGGTGCTTGTATGTTGGTTAGAAAGAAATTGGGAAAGTTAAATGAGAAATTTACAAGGGGATATTATGAAGATATTGATTTATGTTTTAGATTAAGAGAAAAGGGTTGGAAAGTATTTGTAAATCATGATGCAAAATTAATTCATTATGAAGGAAAGACTCAAATTCTTATTCAAAAAAAGGATAGAACAAAATTTAAAAAAATAAGTCAGGTTAATAAAAAATTATTTCATAAACTTTGGGATAAAAAGATGAAAAAATTACCAAAAATGTCTAAAATGATAAATGTGTTAAAAATAGGTAGTGTAAAAGATGTAGAAATAGGAGGAGGAGAACATCCTCTTTATCCAAAATATATTCAAGTAGATTTAAGAAAACTTAAAGGAGTTAAGTATCAAAATGATGCAAGACTTCTTCCTTTTGCCTCTAATAGTTTGTCTAATATATGTTCTTGTTATATGCTTCAATGTTTGTCTAAAGAAGAAGCTGAGAAAGCGTTAAGAGAATGGTTTAGGTGTTTAAAACCAGGAGGAAAATTAGAAATTCATGTTCCTGATTTAGATAAAATAATGAGAATGTTTATTAGTACTCAAGATGAAAAGTTATTGAATAAGATATATGGCAATCAAGAATATGAATTAGATTATTATCAACACGGTTGGACTTTTCGTACATTAGATAAAATCTTATCAAAAATTAATTTTGTAAGAGTAAGTTTTACTAAACAACCAAAACATAGAAAATTTGCTTTGTCAGTAATAGCATATAAACCAAAATGAGTGAAACATTAGAAAGAATATCAATAGATAAAAGCTTAGGACATCCATTAGTAACAATTAGGGAGCATTTGCTTAGATATGTTTGGGCGTTACAGAATGTAAAAGATAAAGAAATTCTTGATATTGCTTGTGGTACTGGATATGGGATGTATTTGATGTCTTATTTTGCAAAAAGTGTATCTGGTTACGATTATAATAAAGATGCGATTAATGAGGCTAAAAAGTTTCCTTATCACTGTAATTGTTGTCTAGAGATTAGAAATTTAGAAGATAATAAGCCTTTAAGTAATTACAAACATAAGAAATTCGATGTGATTACTTGTTTTGAAACTATTGAACATTTAGAAAATCCTGAAAGGTTATTAGAGAATATTAAAAACCATCTAAATTCTAAAGGTATATTTTATTTTAGTACGCCTAATAAAAAAGACTTAAAAGATAATAGTAGGTGGCATAAAAACGCTTTTAATAAAAGTAAGTGGACATTGTTATTGGAAAAATATTTTAGCAATGCTGTCCGTAAAGAACTTTGGGGACAAGACCAATTAGGATTGTCTAAAAATTTTAATAAATCATATATTGTTGGAATGGTAAACTTATGAGTGAAAAAATTGGAGTAGGAATCATATCGTGGAACAGACCAGAATATTTTAAACGATTGGTGGAATCGCTTGAAAGAAACGATTTATCTGATACATCTTTTTATTTATTTCAAGATGGAGCAGTTTGTAAATTTACTGGTGAAAAACTTACTGACCAAAGTAAAATCACTGAGAGTATAAAAGTATTCCATGATTCGCAACTTCCAAATAAGCATTATCATATTAGAGACAAAAATGTAGCAAATGCTATTATTCAGTTTGAAGCAATGAGAACTCTTTATAAAAACTATTCTCAATTTATCTTTTTGGAAAATGATGTCATTGTTAGTCCTAATTTTATTGTAATAATGAGAAAATTGCTTAATCAATTCGAGAATGATAAAAGAGTTGCTTGTATTTCTCCAGGGTTAAGATTATTTTGCAAAGAAGATAAAGTAAAAGAAAATCTTGATAAATTAGTTTTTGATAGAGGACATTTTTGGGCTGAGGGGTGTTGGGCTAAAAAATGGAAAATAATAGAGAAAGAATATATGCCTTATTACAATATAGTAAAAGATAGATCATACAGAAAAAGAAATGTTGGAGCAATTAAAAACCTATTTGGAAATAGTGGTATAAAAATGATAACGACTTCTCAAGATAATGGGAAAGACTGGGCAATAATAAAAACAGGAATGAAAAGAGCAAGGTTAGTAGTTAATAGAGCAACAGGAATAGGAGATTATGGAATACATAGTACTCCTGCTAAATTAAAACAAAGTAAAGATGGACATAATAAAATATATGTTTTTAAAGAAGAATTAAATATTAATAAGTTTAGGTTATGAATAAAAACTTTTATCAAGTTAAAGAACAAAGAGAGGATTGGGTTAAAAAAACTAAACCCGCAGATTCTTTAATTATTAAAAATATTAAAGAAAAATTATTTAAAAGATTAAGCGAATTAAATATCGACTTAAATGGTAAACGTATTGTTCAATTAGGATGTGAAAAGGGATTTTTAATAGAAAGCCTTATATCTAAAGGGGCGTTTGTTCATGCTGTAGATTTTTCTCCAACAATGTTAAAAGATAGTCGTTTAAAATTGTCTAGTGATTCATCAAAGTATCAATTATCTACTATTATTCGAGATTTTTCGATTCTTAGCGATTTTGCTTTTGATATAGTTATTGCGGTAATAATGTTAGATCATTTACCAGAGCATATGACTGAAAGGATAATTGAAGATGCAAAAAGACTTTTAAAAGAAAAAACTGGTGTTTTTATTTTTAGATTACCATTATCTAAACATCATGCTTCAATTAAAAGCACAGCCCATTCTCATATGGATTATGTTGTTTGGACACATAAAGAACTAGCAAAATTAGCAGTAAAATATAGATATCATTCTATTGATATTGGTGAAATTTCTGTTTTTTACAAAGGAAGTCATCAATGAAACCAACAATATCGGTATTTCTATTTACACATATAGGTGATAAATCTCATCTTGTGAATTGTTTTAGGTCTTTAGTAGATTTAAAACCAGAAGAAGTTTGTGTATTAGATACAACTAAAAGAGATGAGTTGTCTTTACAATATCAAGAATGGATTAAGAAAGAAGCAGAAAAGAATAATTTACCAATTAAAATTAATCGTTTAAAATGGCATGGAAGTTATAAAGATTGTTGTAATGCTACTTTAAAAATGTGTACAATGGAGTGGGGAATTAGAGTAGATTCTGATGAAATGCTAAGTAAAGAGTTGTGTAGGGATTTAAGAGATAAGATTAAAAGTTTACCACCTGAAACATTAGTATTAAGACCTAAAAGAATAAGCATAATTGATGACGATCATTGTCTTGATAATCTTTGGAGAGAACCAAATCAGAGATTGTCAAAAGGAAATCATGGAAGAATATTTAAGTTGGGCTTTGGTGAATATAAAGGTAGTCATATTCATGAAACCTATTTTTATCCTGGAAGAACTGAGATTCCTTGGACTTCGTCAAAACATCCAAAAAAAGATTGGTATAACTATTATATAATTCATTTATGGCTTTACAAAGACAATTTTATGCGTAGGTCTTGGGCCGCAGGAGATTTTCCTTTTGAAAAAATAATGAGAGAATTTAGGAAATATAATATTCCTAAAGAGAAACTTTGGAAAGAAGCGAGAAATAGATTTTTAAAAAAAAGAAAGTATAGAATAACAACAATACCTAAAAATATTGTAAGTTGGATTCCGATAAAATGGGATATAGGAAAACATTGGCTTAAAAGATATGATGATTATTGGAATGAACAAGTAAGTGAAAATATTAAAAGGGAGGTAATATAAAGATTTCTATTTACGACAATAATGAAAAATTAGCCTACAATCCTAATACTATGAAAAATGTTGGGGTTGGAGGAACTCAGACAATAATTATTGAAGTGGCTAAGGAATTAGCTAAAAGAGGACATGAGGTTACGGCTTATATTAAATGCAATACTCCTGATATTTATGATGATGTTAAATATTATCAGCATTATGATTATAAACCTTTAAATGAAGATGTTTTAATTGGATTTGAAAGTTTGCCTAAAATTTATAATGCTAAAAGAGTATTTAACTGGTCAACAAGAATAGCGGGACATGATGTTGTTAAATATAGAGAAATTAATAATTTAATAGTTTTAAGTGATTGGCATAGAGATAGATATGCTTCTGAATTAACTCCTGACTTAGTAAAAAAGATGGTTGTTATTGAGCCAGGTGTAAATAAAGGTTTTTTCCAAGATGTTAAAAAGTGGGAATCTAGTATTACTTATGCAGGACATCCAAGCAAGGGTGGAATGGAAGTTTTAATTAAGGTAGCAAATAGAATAAAACCAAAAATGTCAAAGTGTCAAATTCATGTTCATGGTGGGGGACATTTGTGGGGTTGGGATGATATGCAATATCGTTCTCTCTATGATAAATTAATTCGTTCAAAGATTTTATATCATGGTGGTAAAAGTAGTGGTAAAAAAAGAATGAAAATGCAATTAAATGGTTCTCAAATCTTTTTATATCCAGTAAGAAAAGACTTTCAAGAAACGTTTTGTATGGTTGTTTTAGAAGCAATGGCAGCTGGTTGTGTAGTAGTAGCAAGTGATAGTGGAAATATTAAGAATTTAGTAGGAGATGCTGGATTTGTTATTAGTGGGAATATAATGGATTATAAATGGCAAATCGAAGCAGCAGAAAAAGTAATGAATCTTTTTCAAGATATTTCTTTAATGGAAAAATTAAGTAAGAGAGCAATAGAAAGAGCTAAAGAATATTCTTGGGAAAAAACAGTTGACAAATTAGAAAAATTGTTTTAAAGTTAAATAACTGTTATAAAAGTTTAAAGAAAGGACTACTGTTATGAAAGTAGGATATTGCTATCTAGTTGCCGATTTACTCCACATAGGTCATTTAAAACATCTTCAGGCTTGCAAAGGACTTTGCGATAAACTCATTGCTGGAATTCTTACTGATGGGGCTGTTATGGAAAAAAAGCCTAAACCAATTATTTCTTTTGGTGAACGATTAGAAATGGTAAAAAATATTAAGTTTGTTGATGTAGCAGTTAAACAAGAAACTTATTCACCTCTTCCAAATGTAAAACAATTACAACCAGATATTCTTTTTGAAAGTACTAGTCATGATGATAAAGCTATTGTTAATGCCAGAAAAGTAATGAAAGAGTTAGATGGTAGAGTAATTGTAATGCCTTATTATGCAGGACAAAGTGTTACTGCTATTAAAAACAAAATATTAAAAAAATGGACTTATTGTCCAGAAGCCGAAGGTGGTAAATTCGGCGATAGTAGAAATCTAAAGAAAGGAGGTAAACATGAAAAATAAATTAAAAAAAGTTCTTACTTTGTCATGGATAGGTTATGCTATTTTCTATTTCTTAAGAGTTAATTTTTCAATAGCATTACCTGGTATTATGCAAGAATTTAACTTGACTAAAACAGCGTTAGGGGGTGCTGCCAGTGCCTTTTTTATGATGTATGCTATTGGTCAGTTTGTTAATGGTCAATTAGCAGATAACTTAGGAGCCAAAAAATTAGCTGCTCTTGGATTAATAGGAACAATTTTAATAAGCCTATTTATTCCTTCTGTAGCTATGATAGTTGGATTATTAACTGTTCTTTGGGGATTGAATGGTGTATTTCAATCAATGGGTTGGTCACCCAATGTTAAAATAGTTTCTTCTTGGACTTCTGATAATCTTAAAGGAAGAGTTGCAGGAATACTAGGAACTTCTTACATTTTTGGAGGAGCTTTAAGTTGGTTATTTGCAGGATATATGGCTAAATTTGGTTGGAGATATGTATTTTATGCCCCAGCATTATTAGCTTTACCAGTTTTGTTTTTATGGGTGCTTAAAGCAAAAGAAAATCCAGAAGGTAAAGAAGATAAAGTAAATCTTAAAGAAACATTAATTGATGTTTTAAAAGATAAAAGAGTTTTACTTGCTGGTATGGGACTATTTGGGTTAAATATAGTAAGGTATGGATTTCTAGGATGGGCTCCAACTTACTTTTTCGAAACTCAAGGTGCTCAAATTACTACAGCAACATATAAAGCATTAGTTTTTCCAGTAGCAGGAGCATTGGGAGCTTTAACTATTGGTTGGTTAACAGATAAATTATTTGAAGGTAAAAAAATGCTTATTGGTTTAATTATGACAGTAATTTTAGCTATATCAGCAATACTATTTGCCAATGTTAATAGTTGGGTTATAGGACTTATACTATTAGCTATTATTGGATTTACTACCTTTGGACCTCATAGCTTGCTTGTTTCTCAATTACCAATGATATTTGGTAATAGAAAAAATACAGCTTCTATTACGGGGGTCATTGATGCTTTAGGATATCTAGGAGCGTCTTTGACTGGTGTAATATCTGGTTGGTTAATTGATTCTTATAGCTGGACTTACGCTTTCTATTTTTGGGTATTAGGTGCTATAATTAGTGGAGTATTTATTTACTTATCTAATAAAAAATGAAAGTAGCCATAAGCGGCTCACATGGTTTTGTTGCTACAAATTTAGCAAAACTATTGCCATTGAAGCCAATACCAAGAGGATTACTTAAAAGCAAAACTTCGTTAATTAAATACTTCAAAAATATAGATACAGTTATCCATACTGCTGTATATGGCAATTTCAGCTTTCAGGAAGGCGATGAAAAAACATTTAGAGTAAATGTAATTTATACTTTTAATGTTTTAGAAGCTGCAAGAAAAGCGGGCGTAAAAAACTTCATTTATTTTAGTTCTTCTTATGAATTGGGAACAAAAAAAGAGCCAATGCATGAAGAAATGGTTGCTAGACCAGAAACGCTTTATGGTATAACTAAGGCTTGTGGAACTCAACTTACTAGACATTTTTCTAAATTCTATAATGTGGCAATTGTAAGACCGTTTTCAATAATGGGCATTGGTGAACAAGATTGCCATTTAATACCAACTTTGATTAGAAGCTGTCTTTATGGTGAAAAAATGAAGTTTGTACCAGAACCCGTCCATGATTATATCAATGTAGTTGATTTATGCAAAGGAGTAATTCTAGTTCTTAAAAATATTGAAAAATATAATGGTGAAGTGTTTCATTTAGGCTGTGGAAAACAATATACAAATAAAGAGGTTTTAGATATAGTTGAAAGAGTAACTGGTAAAAAGGCAAGTTTTGAATTAGTTAAAAGTATGCGTGATTATGATAGTAAATTCTGGATGGCCGATAATAGTAAACTGAAATCTTTAGGTTGGAAGCAAACTAAAACACTAGAACAATCTATCAAGGAAATGGTTAATTATGAACTTAAAAAAAAGAATTCTTGATATATCTTATAAACATGGGTTAACTCATATTGGAAGCTGTATTACCTCAGTTAATATTATTGACAAAATCTATAAGAAAAAGAAAGACCAAGAGCCTTTTATTTTATCAAATGGACACGCTGGTTTAGCTTTATATGCGGTTTTAGAACAGTATGGATTTGGTAATGCTGAAGAAATATGGTTAAAACATGGAACTCACCCTAATCGTGATATGCCTAATGGTATTTGGTGTTCAACCGGCAGTTTAGGTCAAGGATTGCCAATTGCTTTAGGAATGGCTTTATCTGATAGAAACAGGAATGTTTATTGTTTAATATCTGATGGTGAGTGTGCAGAAGGCTCTATCTGGGAAAGTTTAAGAATTGCTAAAGAACAAAGATTAAATAACTTAAAGATTTACTTAAATATAAATGGTTGGGCTGCTTATGACAAAGTTAATATTTCTTATCTTGTCAAAAGAATAAAAGCCTTTGAATTTCCAGTTAAAGTAATTATAACTAAAACAGAACAGTATCCTTTTTTAAAAGGATTAGACGCTCACTACTATAAAATGACAAAGGAGGACTATGAAAAAACACGATAGTATGCGGGGTTGGTTTGCTTATGAACTTTATTATCAAATGAAAAAGAACAAAAATATCTGGCTAATAGTGGGTGACTTGGGATATAAAGTATTTGACAGTCATTTTAAAGACTTTCCTAAAAGAACAATAAATGCTGGTGCTGCTGAACAAAGCATGATAGGAATAAGTGTGGGATTGGCTTTAGAAAACAAAATTCCTTTTTGCTATTCAATTACTCCTTTTCTACTTTATAGACCTTTTGAAACAATTAGAAATTATCTTAATCATGAAAAAATACCAGTAAAGCTAATTGGTAGTGGTCGTAATAAAGATTATAAACATGATGGATTTTCGCATTGGGCAGAAGAAGATATTTTTATACCTAAATTAATTCCTAATATTGAATGTTTTTGGCCTAGTAAAAAAGAACAAATATCAAGCATAATGGAAGAAATAATAAATAATAATAACCCTGTTTATCTTAATTTAAGAAGATGCAAAAAGTAACCGTTTGTACTATTTTTTGGAAAAGAGAAAGACGTTTTAGAGAGGTTTTAGAGGCTTGGTTGGCTCAAGATGAAGTTGACCAAGTTTTAGTTTGGGATAATTCAGGAAAATATAAAACTGATTTAAAAGGAGTAATTGTTATTAGTTCAAGTAAAAATCTAAATTCAAGATGGCGAACCCTTTTAGCTCATCTTGCTAAGAATGACTTAATTATTCAAAGTGGTGATGATTTTATTGTTGAAAAAGGATTGGTAAAAGATTTATTAAAATGTTATAAGAAAGATAGAATTGTAGGAATAATGGGTAAAAACTTTACAGGCGATACTTATTATACTGCAACAGGATTTCGTTCACATAGTATCAATGAACCAATGAAAATAGACTATCTTTGTACTAACATTTGCCTAAGTTCAAGAAAACATACAATTGATATTGATTTAAGAGAAATTCCATCTGTTTTTATTGATGATTGGTGGTGGGAAAGAAAATTGGCTAAAAAGGGGGTAACTTTTTGGATTGCATCAACAAAGAAATGGAGAATGATACCTGAAGCTAAAGACAGTGAGGCTCATCATATGGACTTAAGATTAAAAGAATTAAGAGAGCTTTATTTCAGAAAATGGATTAAAAAAGAAAATATAAATCCTTGGGGTTTATATAAAAAATATTTATTAAAAACAGGCCAAAAAATGGCGAAAGGAGATAATTATGTTAAAAGCTAATTATAATAGAAATCCGTATATAAGACCTTTTGATTCACTTTTAAAAGACAAAAAAGATTTAATTGGTGTTGAAGTGGGTGTTTATAGGGGTCAACACGCTAGAGAAATGCTAGTAAATTTAGATATTAAGATAATGTATTTAGTTGACACGTGGAAAAACTATAGTGGATATAATGAAGAAAAACTAGAAAATCAATTAGGCGAGGCATATTATGATGCTAAAGAACTTTTGAAAGAATTTGATAATGGTGAAAAGATGGTTTGGGTAAAAGATTATTCTGTTAAAGCAGCAAAAAGATTTGAAGACAATAGTTTAGATTTTTGTTATATTGACGCTAATCATACTTATAAATTTATTAAAGAAGATATTAGGGTATGGCTTCCAAAAATCAAAATAGGCGGTTTAATTGGCGGCCACGACTATACTAATGCACCTGATAGATATAAATATGGAGTAAAAACAGCAGTAGATGAACATTGTAAAAAATATGGAATTAAGGTTTGGACTAAATGGTGTCCTAGACATGCAAATGGAGACAGAACTAAAGATTGGGGATTTATAAAAAATGAAGCCAATAACTAAATTACATAATAAATATAAAGATAAAGAGATGTGGGTGGTGGGTTCAGATCCAACTTTAGAAAACTATCCTAATGATTTTTTAGATGGTAAGTTGTCAATCACGCTTCATTTGGCTTATATTAAATTTCCTAACGCCACTTTTCATTATTTTAATGAAAGAGACAGATTCTTATTCTTAAAAGAAAAATATCCAGAAATTGTTAATAAAATAAATATATTTGGTTATCCTTTTTATAATCGTTCAAAACAATTAGCCGATGAAACAATAGGTAGGGCTGGTGAAAAAGCATATTATCTTAATTTAAGACCATATCCTCCAAATGGTAATGCCAGTGATATTTTTAGTGATTCTGGTCCTAATGCAATGAGAGCAATGGTTGACGAAGCTGTAAGAGGCAAAAGAATGGAATATGGTGGACATGGTACTTGCCTACATCCTTGTATGTATGCGGTAATTATGATGGGCTGTAATCCTATTAATATAATTGGTTGTAATTTTAGGAATATAGATGGTAAAGAACATTTTGGAGAAACTAATAAGATTGACCGTGATATGCGACCAACAACCCCTTCATTTACTGGATATAGAGGAACAAGGATGACAAGAGGATTACAGGCTATTATTGCTGGTTGTAAGAATAATAATATTAAAGTGAATTGGATAAAAGATGAAAAACAAACTATGCATCTCAATAAGAAGCCTGAAAAGAGTAGATTACCTGCAAAGGTGTCTGAATTCATTGCTCTCTAATACAGATTTGGAAGGAGTTGATTTTTACTTTATTCAAGATGGGGCAATAAATCCTTATACTAAAATAAGGTATGCTGAAGATAAAGAAATAGAAAAATGTATAAGTCTTGTAGAAAGGGTCAAGCTACCCAATAAAACTCTTTTTATTAAGAAACAAAATACTGGAACACCAATCCATAAAGAACATCAATTAAACTATTTATTTCCAAAATATGAATACGCTATTTTAGCGGATAATGATTTAATCTTTAATAAATATTATATTAAAAGTTTAAAAGTTTTATTTGAACAATTTAAAGATGATAAAAAAGCAGGAATGCTTCAGACATCATTTAGACATGAAGGAAATAATTTTCAGACTGAAGAAGAAGCAAAAAAGTTAGAAAGTTGTGTTGCTTATGGATTTTCTCATAGATGGGAACAGGGGTTTTGGAGAGAAAGTGCTAAAAAAATAAAACCTCTTATGAAACCATATTTTGATTTAATAAGAGAAATTGATTTTAATGAATTTTATAGAAATTCTGGTTCTTATCCAATAATTCGTAAAAAAATTAGCGAATTATATGGCAATGCTATTGCGGGTGACCACGTTCTTGAGATTTGTGTTGAAAAAGCAGGATATTTGGGACTTCATACAAGAACATTAAGACATAAAAGTATAGGAAAGAAGGGTGGTTATAGTTTTAGAGGTTATAGATTTAATGGTGGACATTATGGTAAAATAGAATTGCATCAAGTTGGTAGTAATGAAAGGTATAGTTTATGCAAAAGGTAGGAGTTTTTCTTCTCAGTTTTATGCGACCAGACACAACCCCTAGAGTTGTTGATTCTGTTTTACATCAAACTATAAAACCAACCGCTGTTTATATTTTTAATAATAATCCAAAGATTCAAACAAATTACGCTGGTTGTATAAATATCAATTCTCAAGAAAATTTTTATTGTATTATTCGTCATGCCATTGCTTTAACAAGAGAAGTAGATTATTGTTTATTTGTTGATGATGATGTGGTATTAAAACCAAAAGTAATAGAAAATTTCTTAAATTATATCAAAAAGTATCCAGAAGCAATTCTTGGTTATTATGGTAGAAATGTTATTCGGAGTGAAGCTCTTTATTCTCTTGATAAAAGTAATTGGTTTGTAAATAAAGAAAAAGAAGTAGATTTGATAATGGGAATGATTCATTTTTGTAAACGAGATAAGTTAACTAATTCTTTTATCCTTAAAAAAGAAATTCCTGATTTACCACTAACAGAGGATGATATTATTTTAAGTTTGGGCAATAAATATATAGATAAAGCAAAAAACTATGTTATTCCTTATACAAATGAATCTGGTCCTATTCCTATTAGTAGTACAAAAATAGTAGGACTTTCTCAAGCTGGAGGTCATCGAGAAAGAAGAAGAGATGCTGTTAGGAGAATATTAAAATGGGCAGGAGAATTACCTAAGACTGTAAAAAAAAGACCAATTAAATATAAATCATTTAAAAAATTATAGGAGGGCAATATGAAAAAAGCACTTGTTCTTGGAGGAAGCGGTTTTATCGGGGGCAATTTAGTAGAAATTCTAGAAAAGAGAAATTATCAAGTATCTGTCTTTGATATTAAAAAACCTGATGGGTTTATTTTTAAGGGAACATTTTTTCAAGGTGATATATTAAATTATTTATCTTTGGAAACAGCCATTAAACTTTTTAAACCTAGTATAATTTTTGATTGTTCTGGAATTCTAGGAACTGCTGAAACCTTTAGCCATATACAAAAAACAGTTGATGTTAATATTAAAGGGACGATAAATACATTAGAAGCAGTAAAGAAGTTTAAAACACCAATGATTTATCTTGGTCTCACCAATAGATGGCTTAATCCTTATACAATAACTAAAAGAGCAGCAGATAAGTTTTGTTTAATGTATGCTAAAGAATTTAATATGAAAGTAGCTGTTTTAAAAGCACTTAATGGATATGGACCAAGACAACATTGGAAAAAGGTTAGAAAAATTGCTCCTACCTTTATTACTTTAGCTCTAGAAAATAAGCCTTTAATTATCAATGGTTCTGGAAATCAAGTTGTAGACTTGGTTCATACTGATGATATTTCTGAAATGTTAATTAGAATGTATGAAATGGGAACTTGTTGGGGAAAATCTATTGATGGAGGAACAGGAATACCTATAACAGTTAATGAGGTAGCAGAACGAATTATTGAATTAGCTGGTAGTAAATCTAAAATTATTCATCAAAAAATGAGAAAAGGAGAACCAGAAGTTTCAGTAACATTGGCTAATCCTGCACCTGTTTGTCAATTATTAAAGTTTCGTCGACGAGTTAGTTTTGATGATGGAATGAAAAAAACGATTGAATGGTATAGAAAAAATTATAAGGAGTTCGATAATGGCTAGTGAAATGCGTGAAACAGTTTGGAAAACAATGGAGCATTATAAAAGGAAATTAAAACCTGAAAATAGGGGTTGGAAGGTTTTAGAAGTTGGAATTGATGGAGACCCAAAACCAGGGGGGAATTATAAATATTTTGGAGTAGGAAATGATTATAAAACTCTAGACATTCTAGAAAGAGTTAATCCTGACATTGTAGCTGATATTTGTGTTGCTGGAGATACACTTATTTTAACAAATCATGGATGGAAATATGCTTCTGAAATAAAAAAAGGCAATAAAGTTGTTACTCATAAAGGAAGATTCAAAACAGTAAAAAGGGTCTTCAAAAGAAAAAATGAAACTATTAAACTAAAGGTTGCCAACTTGCCTATTTTAGAAATTACAGATAATCACCCAGTTTTATCTAGTATTCGTGAGTATAATAATAATAACAGTCTTGTTTTCACATCAGATTGGAACTGGGAAAAAGTAAGTGAACTCGTTCCTAGCAAGGCACGTAAATGGGGTTCTATTGTTGCCTCTTTAGCAAAGCGAGAATTTAAAATAGAGAAAGTTTCACAAAACATGGCTTGGATGTATGGATATTATACTGCAGAAGGAACGCATGGTGGCCATCAAGTAAGTTTCTCAATGAACATAAAGGAAAAGAAACAAAGAAAAAGAATAATGAAGATAATTAAAAGTATAGGATATAAACCCAGTTACAGAGAACATAAAGACCTTGAGGGAAGTGTAGGAATTGTCTATTTTGGTTCCCCTCAATGGGTAGAATTTTTCAGAAAAGAAAGTGGAATAAAGGAAAATAAGCAAATACCGTGGATGGTATTCGGTTTTCCTAGAAAACAGAAAATTAATTTTTTAGAAGGATATATTTCTGGAGATGGATGTTGTGATAAAAGCGGAATAATTACTAGTAGTATATCAAAGAAAATTTCTTTTGGGATTTGGCAATTATATAGAGATTGTGGATTTAATGCAAGGATGGGATATATAAAAAATGAAGGGCCAATTTATGATTTTAAACATAAAAATGGAAAAACATATAAGGCAAAGCCTCAATGGAGAGTAATACTCTCTCCTAGTGAATCAAAACGATTTCTCAGGGAGGCAGAAATATACAAAGAGAGTGCTAAAAAAGAATTAGGTCAGTGGAAAAGTCTTGGTTCCCAAAGCACACAAACCATGCAAGTAAAAAAATTTAAAGGATATTATGCTCATCCAGTTAAAAAAATAGAATACGGAGAGAAAAAAGATGTTTATAATTTTGAGATTGAAGAAGATAATAGTTATATTGCTGATGGAATAGTAATTCACAACTGCGATACTAAATTACCAGCCAAGAAATGGGATTTAATTATTTTAAGTCAAACATTAGAACATATTTTTGATTTTAGAGCAGCTATCAAAGAATGTTTTAGATTGTTAAAATCGGGTGGATTTTTGATTATAGATTGTCCCTTTTATTATCCTTATCATGGAACTAGCGGATATGATGATTATTGGAGAATCTCTCATACAGCAATGAAAAAAATATTAGATGAAGTAGGTTTTGAGTTCGGTAAATCAGCTTTATTTAGTAAAATATTAACATCAGCAATGGTAAGAAAGCCAAAATGAATGAAATAGTATTCTTGGATTTTGATGACTTTAGTGAACAAAATAATAGGTTAGATTGGTTGTGGATGCTTAAAAATGAATTTTCTAATTTTAAAGTAAACTTATTTGCTTCTTTTAGTTTATCAAGTAATGGTTTCTTCTATTACATAAATAATATTAAATGGATAAACTTATGTTTTCATGGAAGCAAGCATTTAAACAATGAAGAAGTAACTAAAAAAGAATTAGAAACTGCTCGGCTTGATTATTCATTTTCAAAAGTTTATAGAGCTCCTTACTGGCAATTATCAGATAAAATGTATAAAAGATTAAAAAGGTTAGGATATAAAATAATGCTTCATCCAAACGACTCAAGAGAGGGAATCAAATTTAATTGGAATATAAAAGATTCACCACCACCTTTAAAAATTTTATATGCTCATGGTCACATACAGAATTATCCGTCTGGACCCAAAGGGAATGGTCTAGTACAGGCTATGGAAAATATATTAAAATTACCCAAAGATACTAATTTTAGGTTTTTATGATTGAATTAAAGAATTTATGTATAGATGAAATATGGGAAAACTACATAAGATAAAACGAACTATCAAAAAAATTATTAATACTAAAGACTTTGGCACTTATTATCCTAAGTTTGGAACGATTGATAAATATTATGAATATAAAAGATATGTAAGTAATAGAGGTCCTGTTAACTATAAAAAGCCCTTTTTAAGTTATTCTGGTGATAGAAGTCATTATAAGTTTATTAACAAGTGGATTAGTATTTACTTCAGGGGAGTAGGTCTTACCGATGAAAGCCCTAATGCCAAAGGGACTAATAAAGCGGAGGCTGGCAATTCCGCAAAAATGCAGTGTAAATCTGCCTCCCCTGAAGTGAATATTAAATAAACAAACAGGGATTTAAAAAACTATGAATTTAGATAAAATATTATCAGATATAACACCAATAAATAAACCTTTAAAGGATAGGTTAATAAAACCAATAATTAGCGTAAAAGAAATATATAATATGGATAAAAATGGTAAATTCAAAAAAGGGGGTAATCTTAGCGATGAACATAAAGAAAAGTTACGTCAAGCAAAACTAAAAAATCCAACTAAGTATTGGTTAGGTAAAAAAAGACCAGAAATGATTAATAATAAGCGAGGATTCATTAAAGGAAATACTTCTTGGAATAAAGGTAAAAAATTTCCACAAATAAGTGGAAAAAAACATTGGAATTGGAAAGGTGGAATTACTCCTAGAATGTTAAATACACCAGAATATAAATTATGGAGAAAAAAAGTCTTTGAAAGAGATAATTATACATGTCAGTTTTGTGGTCAACGGGGTGGAGATTTAGAAGCAGACCATATTAAACCATGGGCTTTGTATCCAAAATTAAGATTTGAAGTAAGCAATGGAAGAACATTATGTAAAAAATGTCATAAAACTACTTTCAGATTTTATGGCAATAAATATACAAAAAACAATCATGGACAATCCTAAAATATCTTGTATTATTACAACATATAATAGACCAAAACTTTTACAAAGAGCGTTAGATAGCGTTTTAGGGCAAACTTTTAAAGATTTTGAGGTTATTATTGTAGATGACCATTCAGATAAACCACCTAATATAAAATTACCAAATGGTGAAGATAGAGTTGTGGCTATGCGGTTGCCTTATAATACTGGTTATTTTGTTAGACCTAGAAATATAGGCATTATGGTTGCTAGAGGTAAATACATTGCCCATCTTGATGATGACAATGTTTATTTGCCTAATCATTTAGAAGTGCTTTATGAAGCAATAAAAAATAGCAAAGCTGATATTGTATATGGAGATAGAGTTTATAAAAGTAATAATCCCAATGAAACAAGATTTATGGGAAAACAAAGTTTCCCTTATATTTTAGAGCAAATAAATCAAGGTAATTATATTGATACTTCCGATATTATGCATACAATTCAAGCTATTAATGATATTGGTTTTTTCGATATATTCTGGGAAAGAAAAGCTGATTGGCTTTTAATGGTTAGATTTGGAAAGGCAGGTAAAAAGATAGTTCATGTTCCTAAAGTAATAACTGAGTATTGGTGGACGGGTTCAAATGTAGGACAACGAAATCCGATGGGAGGAGAATATCCTAAATCAACAAAACAATTTAGAAAACATATTCAGAATTTAGCAAGAGATGTAAGTAAAAAATGAAAATCTATAAAGAAGAAATAGCAGGTTCAGATAAAAAAAGGATTTTATTCGCTGTTGGAATGGAGGAAGTTAAGTTAATTTATGGATTTTTAGATACTGCCAGTCGTTCTTTCCCAAGTAATTTAGAGTGGATACCTCAAAAAAATAGATTAAATAATATTCTTAAAACATTAAGTAAGTTTATTAAAGAAAATGAAAACATCAACAGCGTATGATTTAATCCTATATATATTAATTGTAACTATAATAGTTGTTGCTATCTTTGCAATGGTTGTAATGATTGGAATATTAAATGGAAGTGCTAATTTAGATAATTTATGGAAAATATTCAAATGAAGGTAAAAAGGAAAATTAGATATGAAAGTATAAAGGGTCAAATACACTCGCTTTGTTATAGAAGGGTAATAACTAAAGTTAAAGATTTAATTAAAGAATATCAAAGAAAATATCCCGAAAATATAGAACATATACAAAAAAACCTACATTTATATCTACCTTTATTTAAAAGGGTTTGTAGAAGACGATATAGAATAATTGAAAAAACATATAAAAATGAAAATAGCATTTCTAACACTCTGCAAAGATAGATTAGATTATACAAAAAGAACGTTTAAGAGTTTAAACGAAAAAACTCATATTCCTTTTGACCATTTTGTTATTGACCAAGGAAGTAAAGATAAAACAGTGGATTGGCTTAATAGTTTCCATAACCAATTAGGGAAAGTCTTTGTCTATCCGTTATCAATGAACATAGGTATTAATAGAGGTGTTAATTTTGCTATTGACAAAATTGGTGATAAATATGATATTGTAGTGAAATTAGATAATGACTGCGAGATTGAAACAGATGGTTGGCTTAAAAAGTGCCTAAAAGTTCTCCGTCCTAAACTCTTAATTTCTCCTTATGTAAAAGGTTTAATCTATAACAGAGGAGGAGTAAATAGACTTTGGTATGATAAAAATAGTAAAATAGGATATACTCCTTTTGTTGGTGGAATATGTATGATAGGATTAATGAAGGCATGGAAAGAGGATTCTGGAGGTTGGAAAGTGCCAAGACCTAAACATGCAGGAGGAGATAGGGCTTTTTGTATGAATCTTGCTCTATCAGGATATAAATTTGGATACAAAGAGGATGTCGTTGTTAAACATATAGACGATACTTTAGGACAATTAAAAAAGTATAAAAAGTATTTTGCGTTGAGAAAACAAGAAAAAACAGTTGTTTTTTAGGAGGTATGTTATAATGAAAAAAGAATATATATGTAAAAAATGTGGAGCAAAATTCCATAGAGGATTATTTGCTGGTTTTATTAAAACCGTACTACCAAAATGTCCTGTTTGTGGGTCTTCAGATGTAACAGCAGATATTTTGGTTGAAAAGAAAAAGCAAAAGTAGTATATTTGACAAGTAGCAAAGTCTTTAATATACTTGTCTTAGTTAAGAGTTCCAGTTAAGAGTTCCAGTTAAGAGTCTATGACTTATGGAGCTCTTTTTTATTGATGTATATAATTTATAACTGCGGATATTTTTTGACTTTGACAATAACATCTAAAAGCGGGAAGAAATATAACTTTAAAAAGAGGTTTGTAACAAAAGTAGATGATAACGATGCAGATTATTTTTTAAAGAAGACTTCAAGAGATATATCTTGGTGTCCAAAGAATGATAGAAACATTCCGCCATTCATGGAACTTAAAGATTGGTGTTCAGGAAAAGAAGGAAGGTTTGATTCAAGACCTTTAAAAATATACGATTCAGAAAAATATAAAGATTTATTTTTATTAAAATAAAGGAGATGCATGGAAGACACAAAAGTTGAAAGATTTAAGTTTACACTTCCTATTATCAAAACGAGTGTTAAACTTATCAAAGATGAAAAGGGAAATGAAGTTGAAGAAAGATATGTAGAAGGAATTGCTTCAGGAACAGAGCTAGATAAGCATGGAGATAGAATGGCTCCCTCTGCCATCGAGTCGATGGCAAAATCTCTCAAACAACATATTGTTGCTTTAAATGCTGAACATGATACTTCTTGGTTAGGAGAATTAGGAGATATTGATAAATTAGAAGTTTCTGAAAATAATGATTTAGAACTTAAAGCAAAATTAAATGAGATGAGTTCTGCTAAGGATTTATGGTATGCTTTAACAAAACAGAATAAAAAACTAGGTCTTTCGATTGGTGGTTATGTTAAAGAATATGAAATGGTTAAAGAAGGAGAAGAAGGAGATACAAAATGGGTTCGTCTTTACAAAGAAATTGACTTAGATCATATTGCTGTTACATCAAGTCCTGCTTATCCTAAATCATGGGTTTCAAATATTGCTAAATCAATTAATAAAAATAAAAAAGAATTATTAAAGAAAATAGAGGAGAATAAAAAAGAAAAAAGTAGGGAAAGTCAAAAGAATAAAAAGTTAAGAGAGTTAGCTAAAGGAATAGCAAGAAGTATTCAAGAATTAGAATCCGACTTGCTATTAGAGTTCGTTTATAAAGGATTATTCTTTTTAAACGACAATCAAATATTATTATTAGAAAGGAGTTTAGACATGGCTAAAAAAGATGTCTCACTGGAAGCTGAGGAAGCCAAAAAGGATGATGCCGAAGTAGTCGATCCCGAAGACGAAAAGGATGAAAAATCAGCAACCCCAGAGAATGAGGAATCTGAAGAGGAAGAGTCTGAAGAAAAGGAAGAGGAAACTTCTGAAGAAGAAGAAACTGAAACCAAATCTGACGACGATGAATCTGAAGATAAATCGGGAGAAGAGGGTGAGGATAAAGAAAAAGAGGAAAACGGTGAAGAAACCTCTGAAGATGAGGAAGAAACCGAATCTGAAAAAGATGAGGAAGAAACTTCTGAAGAAGAGTCAGAGGAAAAATCCACCCAAACCGTAGAGGTTAAAGCTGATGAGAAACTTGCCAAGACTATTGGGGATCTTTCTAAAAGTCTTGAAAAAGTTCTAGAGAGCAACGAGAAACTTTCAAAAAGGGTTGAAGAACTCGAAGCTCAACCAGCGGATCGTAAAACTGTAGAGGTTAAAAAAGAACTTGGGGGCGAAGATGTAACACAAGAAGATGTTAAAAAATTAAAAAATGAAAGAGATGAAGAGATTGAAGAAGCGAGAAAAACCTACAAAAACGATCCAACTCTTTTTGCTAAGATTCAAAGAATTCGAGCTAAATACTCAAAAAAGCTCATTAAAGTAATAGCGTAAGTTTAAGATATTATTTATTTATTTAAGGAGTCTAAAAAAGTATGGAAAATAAAACTCAATTAGATTTGAGAAAAACCTTACTTGAGGCTGCTGCAATTCTTGAAAAATCAGCAAAGGTCTCTCATGGTGTAGATGAAGCTGCGTCCATGTTGATGAAAGATGCCATTTATACTACTACTTCTGGTGCTTTTGCTCAGAGGGAACATCTTGATACTCAAATTGCGGATATTACCAAAAGGAATACTCCGTTTCTTGACAGAGTAGCCAAGGTTAAAGCAAATGGTAAAACTCATGAATGGGACATGGTTACCGCTCTTGGAAGCACAGATACCTGTGTTGCAGAATGTGGAACTCCATCAGAGAATGATGCAACAATTACTCGCTATTCAGCACAAATTAAGACTTATGCTACAAGCGTAAAAGTCTGTGATTTGGCTCAATGGGCGGCAAGTGATTACTTTGACTTGATGAATCTTCATCTTGAAAAAGGTATGCGTAAAATCCTTCATGATGTAGAGAAAAAAATCTACTATGGAAATCATGATGGATCTACAGCTTGCGACTTTACAGGTTTGTATAAGTTGATTGCTGATTATGCTGGATCATCTAACACCGTCAATGCTGCTGGTAATCCTATTACCCAGACATATATTGACAATGCAATCCAAGCGGTTGTAGATAATGGTGGAATGGTCACCCATATGTTTATGGGAGCAAAAGATTTGAGAGATTTCGCAGCTCTTTGGGCTAATAAAGTTGTCTATAACGATCCAGGTGCAGGAATGACTTTTGGTTATAATGTAGCTCGTTATATGTCTTGGGCGGGTGCAATTGATATTGTTCTAGATCCGTTCTTGATTGCGGCTAATTCACCAAATACACCAAACACCGATGTCTTTATCGTTGATATGGACGAAATTGCTTTAGCTCAAACTGAGCCAATGTACAGACTTCCAACTTACAGAGCATTAGATTTGGCTGAAACCCAAACAGTGGTCTGGAATATTGTTTTGGAAGTTCGAGTACCCCAGTGGCAAAGCGTAGTGAAAAATATCGGGTAAGCATTAGTCAATAACCTTGATAAATGTATTCATATTCTTTATAATATAAGAATATGATAAACCTAGATAATAACTACAAGGCAGTTAAAAGTAAGAAAAAACAGAAATTAGTAAAAGACGAAAAACCTACTGATAGAAGAAATTCTAAAGGTAGGTTTTTTATTGGAATGATGGGGTTTTTCAAAGGAGAGAAACATTCAGAAGAATCTAAGAAGAAGATGAGCGATGCTAGAAAAAAATATTTTGAAGATCCTAAAAATAGAGAAAATATGAGAAAAGTTCATTTAGGTACAAAATTGAGCGAGAAGCATAAAAAGAAGATTAGCAAAAATTCAAAGAAGTATTGGAACAATAAAGAATGGGCAATAGAAATGAGACGAAAATTATCTGAAGCCAATAAACGACCTGATGTACGAAAGAAAATATCTAAAGCTCTCAAAGGTAAACCTAAAAGTAAAGAACATATTGAAAAAGTACGTGAAGCCATTAAAAAGAAATGGCAAAATCCAGAATATAAAGCAAAAATGATTAAAGCAAATAATACCAAGAAAATGAAAAGAATTAGAAGCAAAAATTCAAGTGGTAAAAATAATGCTATGTATGGAAAAAGAAAGGATTTAGCTCCTAACTGGAAAGGTGGAATATCTAATGAACCTTATCCATTTGAATTTAATAAAGAATTAAAAGAGAAAATTAAGAAAAGAGATGATTATACTTGTCAGTTATGTAGAAGCAAAAAATATTTACATATACATCATATTGACTATAATAAACAGAATTGTGTAGAATATAATTTAGTTACTTTATGTAGAAAATGTAATGGTAAAGTAAATTTTAATCGAGAAAGTTGGACAAAAAAATTCAAACAGTTAATATTTGACAAATATAATTATTAGTATTATGCTACAATTAGTTATTAGTTATTTAGTGTAAGGAGAAAAAATGAAGAATCCAGTTATAGTTAAAAGTAAAACTATTAATAATGAAGCAGTTCCAGTAGTTTTTCATATTGTAGAAAAAAGATTTGGTGAAGTTACAGATGTAAGAGAGATTAGTAGGACTTATATCTTTAGAGATTTTAAAGCAGAAATGCCTTTGAAGCAAGCAAAAATTCTTATAAAACAAAATCCTAATGAATTTGCAGTATTAAAATCGTTAGAGAAAAATCCAAGTAAAGTTATAAAGGCATTTGTTAAAGCATCTAAAGGAAAAGGTTTACTTTGTAAAATTTGTGGGGCAGGACCATTTAAAAATAGAGCAGGATTAGCAGGTCACATGTTACACAAACATTCTAAAAAAAAGGAGAAATAAATGGTATTTGGAAACATGCATAATCTTAAAATAGTTGTTGCTAATAATAATGGTGGAGAACAAGACATTGATACTATTGTTGGTACTGAAAAATTGCTTAAAATAACTCCCGATCAAGATGTTCATATTCTATTAACTCCTAAAAGTAGCACTACTGTAGCAGATGCAGATGATTATTTGCTTAAAGCAAATATTGAAAGAGAATTTCTTGTTGGCAGGGGTCTTGATAGAATTGCACTTTGGAACATTAGTGGTAATACTGCTAATGTATATGTTGCGGTAATGTATTAATTAGTATAGTGAAAGGTTAAGCTTGTGAAAATAGTATTAGTAATACCTTCATTGAGGGTTAGTGGAGCTACAGTCTTATTTGAATTAGTAGATAGATTATCTAGTAAAGGACATGATGTTAGAATTACTTGTTTAGATAAAATAGAGCTTTCTCCTTATCCTCTTAAAACTCCATCACAAAAACTTCAAGATGGTTTAAAGTTTTTTGAAAAAGCAGATGCTATTATTGCTTATTACCCTGTTTGTGCTTTTTATGTAAATGATTTAGATGTTCGAGCAAAGAAGTTTTATTTTCTCACAGATGATATTATAAAATTTTATACAGAAGAAGTTTTTAAGGCAAGGTTTCCAAAATTAGACAAAGATAGAATTAAAATTGAATATGAAAAACAAAAACATTATATAACCACTTCTTATCAATTACCTTTTACTTATTTAGTCACTAATAATTCTTTATCTTATTTACTTAAAAATCAATGGAAAAGAAAAGTTTTTACAATTCCAGTTGGAGTAAATCATCAATTATTTTATCCAGACATGGCTGTTCTTAAAGGAAATAAAGTAAGAATTTTAGTTGAAGGAAATCTTTTACCTTATAAAGGAGTTAAAGATATTAATAGAGCTTTGAGTGATTTAAGAAATTTTGAATTGTGGACAATAAGTAATACAAAGTTTACAATTAAAAGTGATAAACATTGGATAAATCCTACAATTATAGATTTAAGAAAAATACTTTCTTCTTGTGATGTTTTAGTAAAAGCGAATCACGAAGATGGAATAGCAGATTTACAAGCTCAAGCAATGGCTTGTGGCTGTGTTGTTTTAACAACAAAAACATCAGGAGTAGAAATGTTTTGTAATAAAAAGAATTCTGTTATAGTTAAGATTAGTGATTATAAACAATTATCAAAAGAGTTAAAAAAGTTAATAGATGATAAGGAATTAAGAGAAAAGCTTGTCAGAGGAGGTCTAACAACAGCGAAAGAATTAAATTGGGATAGGTCAGTGAATTTATTAGAAAAAGCATTAAGGAGAAAAATATGACTGAAATAATGAGGGGTGGAACTGCACAGGCTGGTGATATTCAAGTCCCCAAGCGATTGAATCTTTTATGGATTCCTCGAGACAACAAGGGATGTGGTTTCTATCGAATGTTAGTTCCTGCTAATGAAATTAAAAGACAAGACTTGGCTAATGTAACTGTTAATTTTGGCTGGAATTGGCAGATGGTGGAATGGGCTCATGTTATTATTGTTCAAAGAATGACCGATATACAAGCCTATGAAGCATTTGACCAGGCTCATTCGTTAGGTAAAAAGATTATTTTTGAAATAGATGATTATGTAAATGCTATTTCTCCTGTAAATCCTTCCTTTGATTTTTGGTCTCCTTTTGGACCAAACTATGCTCGTTGTTTAAAAATTATCCAGAAATGTGATGCAGTTCAAACAACTACAGAGAGGTTAAGAAATGAATATTCTCTTTGGAACTCAAGAATAGAAGTTTTGCCTAACTATTTGGATAAACATCTATGGGACATTCCTGCTTGGACAGCTTCTCATTGGGACAATTTTTACAAAAAGAAAAATGATGGTATAATAAGAATTGGATGGATGGGTGCAGCAAGTCATTATGAAGATTTGCAGTTAGTAGAGAATGTTTTAGAAAAAATTTGTCAAAAATATCCAAATGTCCATCTTTGCTTGATGGGTTATCATGGAGAATCTAAGAGAGGACCAAATCTTTTCCAGAATATTTCACCCATTACATCAGTTTGTCCTCATTGTAAGTTTGGAGGACAACTTGAAAAAATACCAGGAATTAAGTTATTATATTATCCAAGCAAGTTAAAGGAGTGTGCTTTTGACATTGGAATAGCTCCTTTAATTGAAACTGGATTTAATCAATGTAAAAGTGATATAAAAATAAAAGAATGTGCAGCCCTAGGAATACCGATTGTAGCAACTAGGATGAAGCCATACAGTTTAAGCGTGAAGGAAGGATATACGGGTTTCTTAGCCAATACAGGTAAAGAGTGGTTTGATAGTTTGGAACTCCTTATCAAGAACGAGAATTTAAGGAAAAAACTCGGAAGGAATAATTATCGGTGGTATAAAGAAAATACTATTGATAAACATATTCATAAATGGATGAAATTTTATAATCGAGTTTTGAGTTTTAAGTTCAAGTGGTAGAAAATTATTTAATTATTTAAAAAGGAGACAAAACTATGGCTGCAACATTAAGAAATGTTGTATCCTTACACCTTTTTAGTCTGTTAGCACTTTAAAATATTGATTTTCTTGATTTTATATCCTATAATATAAAATAGGATGATTAAAAGAGAGTTTTTTGCTTATCTTGCGGGAGTTATAGATTCAGATGGGTCTATATTGCTTTTAAAACATAAAGACCTTAAATGTAAAAGAGGTTTTACGTGGTATCCAAGAATTACTATAACAAATACAGATAAAAAAATACTTGAATTTATTAAAAAAGAAATTGGCGGTTATGTTAGTAAAGGTAGAATTAACAAAGGCAGTTTTAAAAGCAAAAAATTGATTTATCAATGGAATGCAAATTCTAATCTTATAAGAAAAATTTCAGATATTCTTTTAGAATTTCTTATTACTAAAAAAGAACAAGGAAAATTACTAAAGGAAGCTCTTGAGATTATTAAAAATCATAGATTAAGTAATTATAATTTAGAAGAAGTAGATAAAAAACTTGAAAAAATCTTTAATAAAATTAAGAAGTTAAATCAATAAGGTAAGGAAACAACAAGTAGTGTTGTATATCTGGCAACAGATATAAAGAAACCTCTCAAATTCAGGGAAACTCCTCAATAAAAATAGCCAGAGGACAATCCTGAGCCAAGCCTGAAAAGGAAGGTGCAGAGACTAGAGGGGAGGCTCCAGAAAATCTGGATGAAAGTATAGTCCGACCTGTATGGTAACATACAGAGCTAGGTAGAAATATCCTAGCCATTCTCACAAGAGAATAGTAACAAAAGTGTTCAATGGTGGGGTGAGTATGGAGCGACTGGTTCTCCGACGACTGGTGATTTAGGTGTTTCTGGAAACCTTTTTAACTTCAAGACAAGTAATTCATTAGCTGATGCATCGGATTACACTTCGTATCCAATTACAGCAGGTAATAATTCTTACGATGTCTGGTTAAAAGGTCATTATACTGGAACATTTAATAAGGTTCAAAATGCAAAGTTTCATAAATCAGCAGGTGCTTTAGGAGCAGGAGAAGCAATTAAATTTGTTGGGCATACGACTGCTTTTCATGATCCTGTAACTGGAGATAGCTCTTATGCATCAGCAGATGTTCCAACATCTGCACCGGGTTCAGCGAATGTATCTTTTGGTGGCGACCTTGCGGGTAATATTACTGGAGCAGGTTATTCTGATTTTATGGTTTTGCAGTTGAGAACAACTACTGCGGCAGAAGCAGGAGACACCAATACCTTTACATTTACTTTGACCTATGACGAGAACTAATCAGTAGAAAAGAGTAAAAGTGTTAGGTTTAGTTTTTTAAATTGAAAGGAAATATTATGGTTAAAAAGATTCCCATACATCCTAAGGATGAAACTTTTTCTAGATTAATGAAAGAGGCATCTAAAGCAATAAGAACTAATAATGCTAAACTTTTGGCAAAAGCCAAAAAAGAATTTGCCGAAGATTATATTAATCTTTTTTACAATAAAGAAACAGATATGCTTAGGGTGTTAAGAAAAGATTGTCCACCTATTGATTTTTCAGTTGGTGAATGGACAAACTTACCTAAAAAGTAAAAGTATTAGCATTGCAATACAATGCGCCGTTATTCGGAGGAATACAATCCTATGCTAAAACCAATTGGTAAATTAAATGGTCAGGAAAAAAAAGCTAGAAAAGAATTAAAATATGAATGGATAGCTAAATACAATGATGGAACTGAGTTAAGACAGTATGATGATAAAAAGCAATTAGTTTACCATTTTGGACACATAGACCAAGAGAAAGTTGTCGAATTTATCTTAGAATCTAAGACAGAACCTAAATTTATAGTTTCTGTCAATCTTAAAAACGGAGTATTTTATATAAATAATAAACCCGTTAAAGAGACTCTGATTGACAACATCAAAATTCCTCTTGGTCTATTTTTTGGTGATAAAAAAATTGTATCTTCATGGGGAAATAAAGCAAAATTAATATATGTACGTCATATTAGAAGAGATTTTAATATGGGAACAGGAACAGTTTCTGTTAGTATGACATATGAGTTGGGCTATGAAGGAAAAGTAGATGGAAAAGATGAAAAACATACAATAGTTATTGACGAAAGAGGACATCTTGGTATCCCTATAACCCCCGAACGACAAGGTTTCAAAGCATTATAAAGAAATAGTTTAATTTAAGAGGTTTAGCTTCAGACTAAATAGTTTGAACTAAACCCTTTTTTTATGAGATTTAATACGCTTGGTTTTAATGAAGAATTATTTAATGGTCTTTTGTTCGGAGAAAAAACCCAGACTGTTACAAGTAAGGGGCGTATTCAAATTGGTTCAACTCAAACAATTACTGTAAAAGGTAGAATTAAGATTCAACAAATACAAACCTTAACTTCTAAGGCGAGGATTAAAAGAGAAACTATACAATCTCTTACGGCTAAAGGGAATATTCAAAAGAATTTTAGCCAAAGTCTGACTGTTAAAGGAAGAATACAAAAAGGACTTACGCAAACTATTCAAGTCAAGGGTAGAATTCAAATTTCTGTTACACAAACTATTACAGGAAAGGCTTCGATTAAAAAAGTTATTTCAAAAACGATTACTGTCAAAGCATCTATTAAAAAGGTTGTGGTTCGAACAATATTAGCAAAAGCTAGTATAAAAAGATCATTTACCCAGACGGTTCAAGCAAAAGGAAGAATACAGATTGTTTCTATCCAAACGACAACTACTAAAGCTCGAATAACAATTATTTCTATCCAATCTATTCAAGCTAAGGCTTGTATTAAAAAATCATTTGTAAAAACAATTGAAGTAAAAGCCAGTATTAGAGAATCTTTTTCCCAAACTATAACAGCAAAAGCAAGAATCCAAATTACACTAAGCCAAACATTAACAGCTAAAGGAAGATTACAAAAAGGATTTAATCAGTTAATTACTGCCAAAGGTAGAATTACTATAGCCACTATCCAATCTATTGAAGCTAAGACCTGTATTAAAGTTAGTTTTGTACAGACCTTAGAGGTTAAAGGAAGAATTGGAAAAGAATTTACCCAGACCGTTCAGGCTAAAGGAAGAATTCAAATTCCTAGCTCTCAGGTTATTAGTGCAAAGGCTTCAATTAAAAAAATACTTACTCAGACTATTGAAGCAAAAGGACGAATACAAATTGGAACTAATCAAACAATACTTGTAAAAGCTAGAGTACAGATTTTATCAATCCAAACAATTGAAGTTAAGGGCAGGATTACTATAATAACGATTCAAACAGTGGGGGTAAAAGGAAGGATAACGGTAACTACAAGTCAAACCCTAGAAGCCAAAGGAAGAATTCAAAAAACATTTAGTCAAGCAATTGAAAGTAAAGCTCGTATCCAAATAGGAAGAACTAAAACCATAAGTGCAAAAGCAAGATTAGAGAGGATATTAAATCAAAATATAGAGGCTAAGGGGGCGATTAAGAAATTAATAACTCAAACAATTAATGTCAAAGGAGATATTAAAAAGACTTTTACTCAAAATGTAACTTCTAAGGCTAGAATCCAAATTGCTTCAATTCAATCAATAACCACTAAAGCAAGAATTAAAAAAGAATTTACTCAAACGATTGAAGGAAAAGGAAAAATAACTGCAGCAACGGTACAAAGTATTGAAGGAAAAGCTTCTATAAAGAAATTATTTACTCAAACAATCACTGTGAAAGGAAGAATACAAAAGTCCTTTACTCAAACGATTACTGGCAAAGCAAGAATTCAGATTGTGAGTATTCAAACTCTAACAGTTAAAGGAAGAATTCAAACAACGACAATTCAGACCATTCAAGCTAAAGGTAGAATCTCTACAACTACAACTCAAATCCTAACTTCTAAGGGAAGAATACAAATATCTACAAACAGAACAATTATTGCAAGGGGAAGAATTGCAAAAGAGTTTGTCCAAACAGTAACTGCCAAAGGAAGAGTGCAAAAAACATCTTCACAAATCGTTGAGGTAAAAGCAGCGATTCAAAAAACTCTTACTCAAACAATTCAAGTAAAAGGTCGTATTACTATAATAACTATAAAAACTCTTACTGTTGGGGCGAGAATTCAGAAAGAATTCAGTCAAGCTATACAGGTTAAAGGAGCAATCAAACTTACTCAAGAACAAACTATTTTAGCTAAAGGAAGAATACAAAAACAATTTACTCAAACAATATCTGCTCTTGGTAGAATTGAAATTAGTTCTAGTCAAACCATAGAGGCTAAGGGTGTTATTCAGCGAACATTTACTCAATCAATAACTGCTAAAGGCAGGATAGCTATTACATCTAGTCAATTAATAAGTGCTAAAGCAGATGTCTTTAAAAATTACACTAAAACAATTCAGGTTATAGGAAGAATTCAAAAGCAATTTAGCCAAACTGTCGAAGCAAAAGGTGATATTTTCAAAAATTATACTTACACAATTAGTGTTGTTGGGAGAATTCAAAAACAATTCATTCAGACGATCAATGCTTTAGGAAGAATTCAAATATCTAGTATTCAAACCTTAACAGCCAAAAGCGTTATTAAACGAACCTTTGCTCAAACAATACAAGGATTAGGAAGAATAACTAATACATATTCAAGTACGATTTCCGCTAAAGGAAATGTTAAAGCTGTCATCATTCAAACTATAAATGCTAAGGGTAGAATTGAAAAAGAGTCTATTCAAGTAATTGAAGCTAAAGGAGATATTTATGTTAATCAGTTAAAAACAATAACTGCGGGTGCTGATATTAAAAAGCAAACAAGTCAAATAATATCTGTTTTAGGAAGAATAACTGCTATTCAGACCAAAACCATAATTGCTTATGGAAATATAAAGAAATCTCAAATTCAAACATTTAATACTCTAGGTAGAATTACTATTATCTCTGAACAAATAATATCTGTTAAAGCAGTAATTCAAAGAACATTTGTTCAGACTATAAATGTCTTAGGATGTATTGAAATAATAAGCAGTCAATCTATTAATGCTTTAGGAAGAATTGAAAGAACAAAGTCCTCTGAAATAACCGTCAGGGGTTGTATTCAAAAGGAGTTTATACAAATCATAGGTGTAAAAGGAAATATAAAAAGTGTTCAAGTTGAAACTATTTTAGCCAAAGGAAGTATAAAGAAATTCCAAACACAGTTATTAAACGCAAAAGGAAGAATAACAATAATTTCTCAACGAGAGGTTTCTGCTAAAGCTAATGTTGTAACAACAATAATCCAGACAATTGAAACGGGTGGAAGTATTAAAAAAATATCTAATCAAATTATCAATGTTAAAGCATGTATTGTATTAGAAACCGAACAAACTTTACAAGCAAAAACAAATATTGTAAAATCTTCTTATCAAACAATTACTGTAAAAGCAGCAATTGCCACTTACGAAGTTATAGAGATAGTAGACCATAAAAGAGATCAAAGACTTGTTGAAGACATAACATATGTTAAAAATAGAGCAAAAGAAGTAACATATAATAAAGTAACAGTAATTAATATTTTAGAACCGAGCAGAGAACAACAGATTAAATGGATTTTAGCAAAAGCAAGAATCG